AATTAGTAGTATGGTAAAAATTGCAAATCAAACACTTAATAGTTATATTGAAAATTTAGATGAGGGTTCAAAAAAAGAATTTTTTGAGATAATCAAAGAAGATTCTAAAGAATTAGAAGTTAAATTTAACTCACTTAAAGAAACTGCGTTAGGAAAATTAGTTCCTTTAATGGAATCTGAAAATGATTCTGAAATCAAATCTAAACTAAAAGATACTATTAACAAAATACAAGAAGATTCTTTTAATCAAATTAATTTTTTAAGACTTAAAAAATTACAAGATTCAATTTAAAAATTCTTCTTTCTTTCAATGTAAATTGCTTTAAGTAACTCACTTCTTTTTTTAACTGATTTTTTAGTATATTCTTTTTTATCAGTAAGAATTTTTTGTTGTTTTGTTTTAATTACCTTAGATTTCAAAATCTTTAGAGCCCTGTCTATAGAATCATTATTTTTTATTTCTACGATTAACATATATTACAAATATATTGATTTTTAGTTTTTTTGACAACAGATATAATATATCTTATGTTTATTAAAAATAAACTATCGGTAATATGAAAATGAATGAAAAAAGGGAAAAGTGTAAAAATGAACGTATCAAGTACATTTAAATCAGTATATGGTACTGTGGACTCAAAAAATCTCAAATCCTTATATATAAACATACAATCATGGGTCTCACCAAAAAATGAATTAGATAATTGGAATAGGGTTGTTGGTAATTTAAGTAGGGAATTAAAACATACAGTATTTGATTCAATCAACACTAAAATTTTTACAAAAAATTCAATAGTAGATTTGGATTTAAGAACTAGTGGAATATCATCGGGGAAAAAATCATTTTTCAATTTAGAAATAAATCTTTACTTAGATAAAGAATTTGATTTTAAATCAACAGAAATAAAAGATTCTGTTAAGTCTATAGTTAAAAGTATTCAAAAATACAACATAAATAATAATGATTATTTTGACTTTTCTCTAACTAAAAAATGAAAATAGTAAACTATTACTTACATCAAATATTTATTTAAAAACTATTTGATGAAAAAATTAAGAATACTTGAGGCACATGAACTTGGCCATGGAATATTGGTAGAAATGGATGCTGGATTGGTTGACCCAAAAAACCAATCTAACTTACCAATATTGGAACAAAAACAATCTGATTATCGTAATCCATTTGAATTTTATGCTGTTTTACAGAAATACGACACTCCAAATAGAAATGGTAGATTTTACCCCGAAAGACTTTTAAAAAGAGAGGCCGAAAAATATAAAACAATAATTAAAAAAGGATTATCAACATCAGAACTTAATCATCCTGAATCATCTTTAATTGACCTTGATAGAGTTTCACACATAATAAATGATATTTGGTGGGACAAAAATATTTTAATGGGCAAATTAAAATTATTAACATCACCAGCATTCCATGAAAGAGGGGTTGTAACAACTAAGGGTGATATTGCGGCTAACCTGCTAAGACAAGGTGTTAGCTTAGGTATCTCATCAAGAGGTGTAGGCTCATTAAAAAAAGTGGGTGAAAGAAATGAAGTACAAGATGATTTTGAATTAATTTGTTTTGACTTAGTATCTTCTCCATCAACACCGGGGGCATATCTTTTTGATAACGTTGACGACAGAGAAAAGTATGAAGAAAATCTTGAAGAAGAAAGAAAAGTTCAAGCATATTCTTCACCTAAAGTTGGTCAGTCTATTGATTTAATGAGAAAATTATCCGATTATTTAGGAAAATAATCAAGATGGATGAGAAGTATTTTGTTGCGAAAGTAACTTATGATTTGCCTGATGATAATACAGGTAAAATTAAAAAAATCAGAGAAGAGAAACTTGTTAAAGGGTATTCTGTAACAGATGTTGAGGCGAAAGTTACAAAAAAATACGAAAGTTTTTCTTACGATTGGAGAATAACTTCAGTATCGGAAAGTAAGATAGACGAAGTTATCGAAGATTAAAAAATATAAAGTGGTCAATTTTGACCACTTTTTTTATGCCTATTATTAAATAATTTATTACAAATCAATTCCCAATACGAACTTTTTTCAAAAAAGGAACTATTTATTGAGTAAACAAAAAATAATTATGCAAGAAAATAAGAATCTTGTTGAAGAGGCACTTATTCAAATGAGAAATGTTGAAGAAGCCATAGCCGAAAACGCAAAAGGAATACTTGCTTCTACTATGAAGGAAGAAATCAGCCAATTAGTAAAAGAATCTCTTTCTGAACAAGAAGAGTTGGATGTAGATGCTGAAGTAGATGATATTTCAGCTGATAATGAAGATGATACTGATGTTGAGATAGACATGGATATGGATTCTGATGATTCGGATGATGTTGAGATGGACATGGATATGGATGTTGATTCTGAAGAACCAATTGATTTGACTGACGCTTCTGACGAAGAAATTCTTACAGTATTCAAAGCCATGGGTGAGGAAGACGGAATTATCGTTAAAAAAGACGGTAATGATGTACACTTATCTGACAATGATGCTGATGTAGAATATCTTCTTAAACTAGGTGAATCTGAGGAAGAAAATTATGAAAATATGGAATACAACGAACAAGTAGATGATGACAAAGTACAAGATGTTATAGACGCTATTTTCTCTGACAGTTCTGATGTAGACACCGATGAAATTGATGTTGACGATGATGTTGACATGGATGAAGAAGTTGTCTATGAAATTGAATTTACAGAAGACGAAGAAATGGATGAATCTGATGAAATGGAAGAGTCTGAAGAAATGGACGAATCTGAAGAAATGGATGAATCTGATGAAATGGAAGAGTCTGAAGAAATGGACGAAGAAAATTGGCAGATGGACGAAGCCTTCAAAAAAGGAAAAAAGTCAATTAAACCTAAAGGTGTTGGAATTGGTCACGGACCTAAATTCTCGTATAAAAAAGGACCTTCTAAAGGATTCAAAGAAGACAAAAAAGAAGGACCTAAAACTATGGGAACAGGTAAAGCCAAATTTGAATACAAAGAGGGTGAAAATATGGAAGGTAAAATGAAACCTTTAAAAAAGAAAGTGGAGACTAAAGAGGCGGCACGTACTTACGCTTTCGGTTCTAAAGACAAATCAAGAGGTCTTAGAAAAGGAGTTACGCCTAATAGAAACTTAACTTTTGAATCATTGGAAACAGAAGTTAGTTCTTTGAGAGAGAAGAATGAAGAGTACAGAAAAGCATTAAATGTATTTAGAGAAAAACTCAACGAAGTTGCGATTTTTAATTCTAACCTAGCATATGCCACAAGACTTTTCACTGAACACTCAACAACTAAAAAAGAAAAAATAAATATTCTTAGAAGATTTGATAATGTTGAATCTCTAAAAGAGTCCAAGGGACTTTATAGAGTAGTAAAAGAAGAATTATCTAAGACTGAAACAAAATCGTTGAATGAAACTGTTGGAAATAAATTAAATAAAACAGTTCAAACAGGTTCTTCAACTACTCTGGTTGAAAGTAAAACATACGAAAATCCTCAATTTATGAGAATTAAAGACTTGATTACTAAAATCGGATAATAAAATTAAATAAACAAAAAATAAAATTAACAAAAATGGGAGCTTTATTAGAATCCGGTCTTGTTGGTAATATTGGTCTTAAGCACCTTAAAGTTATCAAAGAAGACACAATCAACAAATGGGACAGCCTTGGTTTCTTAGAGGGACTTAAAGGCCACATGAAAGAGAATGTAGCACAGCTTTATGAAAATCAGGCATCACACCTTATCAACGAAGCATCAACTACATCTGATTCAGGTTCTTTTGAAACAGTTGTTTTTCCAATCATTAGAAGAGTATTCTCTAAATTATTGGCTAACGACATCGTATCTGTACAAGCAATGAACTTACCTATCGGTAAATTGTTCTACTTTGTACCTCAAATCCAAAATTATGCAGATGCTGCAAACCAACACTATGCACCTTATGGAGCACCAAATGGTCCTGCATCTCCAAACGCTGGATATAACTGGAATGAAGGTAGAGACCTTTATGACAGATTTTATGAAGGTAATGAACCAGCTTTAGACCCTCCAGGTTTATACGACTATTCTAAAGGTCAGTTTTCTGCAATTACTGCATATGTTACAACTGCGGCTTGGAATTCAACAACATTGAATTTGGAGCCTGCTGCTTATACTTTAGATGCTTACAGAAAAGTACTTGTAACTATGTCTGGTTTTGCATCAGATGCTGCTGGTAAATTAATTGGTCCTGATGGTAACCCAATTGACAATGAAAGTTTCCTTTCTGATTTGACAATCTTGGGTGTTGCGGGTAACACATATACTTCTGCAAATACTGCAAATCCTTATCTTTTCAGAGTAGTAACTCAAAGATACGGTAAAGGTATCGTACAATACGGTTCAAATAATGATACATTAGTATTCCCTGAATCAAGAACAGGTGGTGGTCAGTATGACAACATTTGTGATGTAAACGGTATTATCTACTTAGAAATTGACCTTCAAGTTCCTTGTACTGTAGGACAGAACTCACTTGACGGTTATTCTGGTTCAAGTTTTGCATCTTCTGCAGTTATGGGTAATGCTTTCACAGCAACTTATAAAGTTTACAAAAATCTTGAATTTGAAGACAAGATTGGTGAGGTTTCTTTTGACCTTCAATCAGTAACAGTTTCTGTAACTGAAAGAAAATTAAGAGCACAAT